AGAAAAACAAGCAGATAGAAGATATACGAAAACTGCCAAATACTAATCAGGATGCTTCTGTTGATATAGCTGCCGCCAAACAAGCATTAGAACTATCCAAATCATCTACTGATAGTGATATAGCCCGCGAACTAGAACAGATCAAACTATACAATGATCGCTTGGAAATATTGGACAAAGAAGTACAAAAGTGGCTAGAGCAAGGTACAGGTGGATTGTTCAAGAAGAGTGGCTTGGATCAAGCACGAGTCGTAAAAGAAAACCAAAGCAAAGATCGTGCTGAAATAGACACTCTTATCAAAGCATCTCAGGAAAGAATAACCAAGTTGCGTGAACAATACGCATTGCAGGTAAAACAGTATAATGACAGAGTGTCAGAGATAGAAGCACGCAGCAAATCTCAACGAAGTGATATAGAAGCAAGTATCAAGAAACTGGAAAAAGAAAATGAAGAGACGATGGCTTCTATTGATGCATACAATAAGGAGGCTGACGCCAAAATCGTTGCGTTAAATAGCAAAAAAGGAGAGTTGGCAGAACTTGGAGTCAAGAAAGTTGTGGAATATCAAACCAGTATACAAGCACTGCGTAATCAAAACACAGAACTAAAAGACAAGATAGTAAAAACTGACGTTGGCACATTCAAGTTTATTGCCAACAGTCTTGGTATATCACTTGATAAAGCAGTAAACTATTTTATCTGGAGCATTATGTTAGTGTTTGATCCGTTGGCAGTATGTTTGATACTTGCGTACAATACATTGATACAAAAGAAGAAAAAGGAAGAGGGCTTACCAGTTACACCGACGCCAACCCCAGAAGCTACACCGGAACCTACTCCGTCAAATACACCGGAGCCAACATCAACTCCAAGTCCAACACCTAGCATTTCAGAAGAAGTTAAACAAGTAGTCATTGAACCAGAGCCGTATGACACCGAGTTGAAAAACAGAGCAAATGCGGTGGCGTCTACTCCAGCAAACGAGCCATTTTTGAGAGACTATGAGCGCTTTAGCCGCCCTGATCCTTAATTTTATTTATTATATATTGACAAATAAAAATGTTACAATATATATGTGAACTGCATTATAAAGCTATTCACACAAATGAGTTACAAGATTATCAAAAACAAAGATTTTTTACATAAAAAAACGGAACCTGTTTCATCTATTGAAGAGGGTCAAGAAATAGCAAATAAGCTGATACAGGCACTGGAAGAAACGCAAGTTGGCGTTGGTTTATCCGCAAACCAGATCGGCATACCAAAAAGCGTATCGGTGATTCGTGCCAAGAAAGATTCACCTCCCATAGTATTGATGAACCCTGTTATAACCGAAACAAGCAAAGAAAAGATTGTGTTTGTGGAAGGTTGTTTGAGTTTGCCAGGCAAAGTATTGAGCACAGTGAGAAATATGACAGTTACGGTGGCTACTCTAAACCACGCCAACCCATTACCATTTGGTCCAGATGTAAGTCCTATTACCGATAAGACTGCATCAACGGACAAAGGACTGCTTGAGTGTATCTGCGTTCAGCATGAGATAGACCATCTAAACGGAAAACTTATAACGGACAAAGGTGTTAGATTCGAGCAAGCCCCAGCTAAAAATATCGTAAAACATGGTAGAAATGATAAAGTTGTTGTGGAAAAAAATGGCGAGACTCAATATATAAAGTATAAGAAAGCCCTTGAACTAGTAGAACAAGGTTGGAAAATTATATAATATGAATATTGATCCAGATAATCTAGAAGAAGCCAAAGAGTTATTGGAACACGCATTAGATGCCAGAAGCTGGCCTTCTGTCGAAGAAGCGTTGTATATCATTAAGGAAGAACTCGGCTATGATATGGACGAGGAAGAATCTGAAGAAGAGGACGAGGAATAAAATTTATGTGGATAATTGTTACACTGTTATGCTTGTTTGTGCTTACCACAGCGGCGCTGGGGTATGCCTGCTATAATCTTCTTCGTAAGATCGAAGTATATGAAGGCTGGCTTGATATGTTTAGAACGGAAGTAGCCGATGTTTATAAACGTATCAAGGCGGTAGATGATAAAAACCTGTTTGAAAAAGACGATGACGTAGGATTCGTATTTTCAGAAATAGTAAAAATAACCAAAGAGTTTGACGAGAAAATAAAATAATATGAAGAAAAAGAAAAAGATTGCCAAAAAGGCACAGACAAAAAAAGTCGTCAAAAAGATACAACGATCTATCAAAAAAATAAATAAAAAGCCAGTAAAGTTAAAGGCGGAAAAGAAAAAGATAACGCTACCGTCTGTGGTAAATGTTTCTGTCGAGCCACCAAAACGATCAAGAGGTAGACCCAAGGGTGCCAAGAACAAAAGCAAAGAAGGTGCACCAAAAACATCCAACGTGTATTTTACGCCAGAAACAGAAGCGGCAATCATAGCATACAATATTGCCACAGATTCCAGAGAAAAGGACAGAATATACAACGAGCATATTCAGCAAGCCTTTTTTAAAATAGCAGAAAACGTTTATAATACATTCAAATTTAGTTATGCCGATGTGTCCCCATTAGAAATTCAAAAACAGGCTATATCACATATGGTGGCAAATATAGACAAATATGAGCCTGGCAAGGGTAAGGCGTTCAGCTATTTTAGTATTGTAGCCAAGAACTGGTTTATTTTAGATAACAATACCACATACAAACGTTTTAAGAAGCACGTTGAAATCTGCGAACAAAGCGGAGAGGCCGGTGAGTTTGTGGTTGAGCCAGAACACGAAAAACAAGAAAGCGAAACTCGTGAATTTATAGCACTGATGGTAGACTACTGGGATAAAAATATAGGTAAACTTTTTACAAAAGAAAAAGACCTAAAGATTGCCAATGCAGTGGTAGAAATATTCAGAAATTCTGATCGTATTGATGTGTTTAATAAAAAGGCATTATATCTATATATACGAGAGATTGCAGACTGTCCTACCCAAAAGATTACCAAGGTAATCAATAAGATGAAAGCCACCCAGCAAAACATCACGGAAGAGTACCTTAATAACGGTACCATCTCAGGTAACAGAGCTTAAAATATATATTATAGTCGCTATTTATAAGTCATGGATAACGACATAGAAATATTCAAAGGCAAGAACTTTTCTGACCTGTGTAAAGACATAGTCAAAAACAGCGAAGAAAAGAAGAACCAGATAGATATCTTGATCACGGACTTACGTGATATGATCAAGACGGTAAATGACGCCACTATGATTGTGCCACTGCTCAAAGAGTATTTTGATGTTGGCGTGAGAAACGATGAACAACTGATCAAACTTGCCGCCATTATACAAAGACTAATGAGTGGCAAAGTTGGTGCAGATGGTGAAGGAGGCGGCGGAATGCTGCTTACAGAAGAAGAACGCAAGCAGTTGATGGCGACTGTAGAAGAAACCGCCAAAACCCTTAACAAGTTGGAAGTACCGACCGATAAAAAGGCTAAGTAAATATGGCTTACGAAAACATAACAAAACGCGCCGAGCAAAATGTTAAACAAGATGACATGTTGGCATCAAAACGTTTTGTCATAGAAAGAAAACCGGACACAATATATTTCTATGAGTTGGAAGAAGCAGTGGTTTTGGATGTGGTGATGGACGAAAATCATCCGATATATACAGGTTCACTGAATTTAGATGTGGGAAGTTGGCCTCCCAACATAGATGGCAGCGAACCAAATCCTTCTGAGAAAGATTATTCTTGGATAGGCAGAATACGTTTTAGATTTTTGAATAGTCAGATAAACGAGGAAAAATCGGTATTGGAATGGGCATATCCATTGGAAAATACTGGACTGGTAGAATATCCATTGATGAACGAGATTGTCATTGTAGGAAAATACATGGACAAATACTTCTATACCAGAAAGTTAAATTCAAACTCAACAATAAACTCAAACGCAATGTTTGATGTTGAAAGAAACACGGGGCAGGTGGAAAGCAATGTCAATACTTTTTCTTCAGATGGAAAATATAAAGGCCCGGAATCAAAAATGAACTTCTCCGGTGGAGATGATTATACGGGTATACTCGGCAGCTATTTCAAGTTCAACCCCAAAATAAGAGCAATTAAGTCTTATGAGGGCGATACAATATTGCAATCTAGATTTGGTTCTTCCATAAGATTTGGCGCATATGATGCCAATAGAAACAATGACAATGGATTGGGAGAATATGCGGATGGTGGAGGAAACCCAATGATGTTGATAAGAAACCGCCAAGCCCCAATAAAACTACCGCAAGGAAATACTGGTAAAGGTTATACATTAGAAGACATAAATAAAGATGGATCTTCTATACATATGACTTCGGGAAAAACAAGATCTGCGTTTGTTCCTACCACAACAACCGGTATGATAAATGTGACAAAAAGCGTACCATTTCCAAGACTCGACGGAGACCAAGTTGTTGTAAACAGTGACAGATTGGTTTTTTCATCGAAGGCAAACGAAATGTTGTTTTTCTCCAAAAAAACAATTGGAATGACGACGGATCAAATATTAAGTCTGAACTCATATGGAAACACAACAATAACCTCGAACAAAGGTATAATAACTCTAAATGCTCCGAAGATATATTTGAATTTTAACACCGAAGGTGCCAACGACGAACCTGTGTTGTTGGGAAGAACGACTGTACTTTGGATGTATACTTTGTGCGATTGGTTGTTGTTGAGTGTGAACACGCAAATTCAAATGTTGGGTACCCTAATACTATTTGCAGAGACTCACATACATAAATCTGCGGCGGGGCCGACTTCTCCGCCGTTACCTATCACTAAACCATTGATAATATTGTGGGGAGAACAGTTGCAATCACTGCAAGCATCTCAGATTAGTTTAACCGCACTTCGTTCGCAGTTAAGTTCGCTTTTAAGCAGCAGAGTATTTTTGGGAGGATAATATGAGCGTACTTTCTATAGTAAGAGCACCTACGGTAAATGTTTCTTCGGCGGGCGCGTCAATAACCAATACAATATCTTCTGCCGTATCTTCCCCGTCAATAAGCGTGGGGGTCACTACTCCACAGTTTCTGGTGCCAAACGCTGCTCCAAACCTGTCTCTGTCTGCGATCTCGACTCCTCAAATAAATATAACATCTGCTATTACTAGTCCATCCAGCTTAAACTTAAGTGGAATAGGTTCTACACTAGGAGTACCAACATCGGCGGGGGGAATTGCGTCTTCTCTTAACCTATCGTCTCCAACACTGCCTTCTACTGGACAAGCAATCAATACTCTAAGTCAGGGATTGGGAATAAATCTACCAGGTGGTGCAAATCTAAATAGTTTGAGCCAAGCATTTAGTGGTACAGTTTCCAGTTTAATACCGGCGGGATCTTTAAGTCTGACTGGGTTGCAGCTTCCAAAAATTCCACCATTTCCGGGTATAGACCTTGCCGGTATAAATTTAGGCGCTGGTCCAAAATTCATAGCAGAACAAATTGCCAAGTTTAAAACTCTAGTTCCCCCGTTTGTACCTGGTCTTAAAATAAATATGGGCATGGCGTTAGCGGCAATATCCATTCTTAGGGCTGCTATGTCTGCCAACCCAAGCGAACTGGTAAAACATTTATTGGATGGAGTTGTGAGTGACCTTAAAAACCAAGTAGCCGGTCAGCTGCAAAGTGCGTTGGACTCTACTGGGGTAAGCGGTATACAAAACCAAATTAATGGTGTACAAAGTCAAGTGAATGGTGTAATCGGGGGTGCACAAGATTCGTTTTTAAGTAACTTTAATCGGGAAAATCCTCCCCAAACAATAACTAACGATGATGGGGAAATAGTGGAAATACCTGCTCCAAAGCCAGATCTTTCCCAGTTTCAACCTGTAAGTATATTGCCACCGCAGGGAACCGGTATATTGCAATCCACCAGTAATCAAGTTCAAGGCGCATCAAGTAATGTACTAAGTCAAGCAAAAGCATTTACTTTCCCGCCAAAAGGTTAAATATTAAAAATACTATATATTTATATAAAGCATCATATATATGAAAAAGAATGAACTAATAGAAATTATAAGAACTCTCGTAAAAGAAGAAGTTCATAATACACTACCTCAACTTTTAATGGAGGTTCTTGCTGAAAAGTTAACAGGACAGGAAGTTCTGACCGAAAAGGTTGTGGAAGCACCAAAAAGAAAGGTAAACGTTGGGTTTGAAGCCCCAATCAAGCAGGCACCGGCTCAAGCACCAAAGATATTTACAAAAAATCCAATACTAAACCAAGTATTGAACGAAACGGTAGGAGGAGTTCCTCAAGAAGCCGAGTCGTCAACTCAGTCAACTCTTGATGTGATCAAAACCATACCAAAAGAAATGTTGAATGAAAACAAGGAAGTGGCGGCGGTGGCAAATGCACTAACCAGAGACTATTCTAAGTTAATAAAAGCTGCCGATGAAAAGGCAAAAGCAAAAAGACCAGCATAATAAATGGCAACGGCAACACAAACTTATGGCATAACTCTTCCCATTACACATGGGCCACAGGGTTATTTTAACCAAAGTTATAGTGTGATCGAACAGGTAAAATCAAATCTAAATCTTTTATTGAGAACAAAAAAGGGTGAACGTAGGATGAATCCAGAATTTGGATCTGGCTTATGGAATATTCTATTTGAAAATAATACAGAAGATATTGTTCCCATAATTGAAAGTACCATACGTTCGGATATCAAAAAATGGATGTCTTATGTAAACATACAAAACATAGAAGTGAGTACGAATGATGAAGAATATAAAGACAGGTATAAAGTCGGAGTAAGAGTGACTTTTACCGTTCCTAGCATCGGAGTAACTCAATCTCAAGTCTTGGAAACCGAATTGAATACCAATAATATATGATACTAGATACTCCAAAGTCATTCCAGCCCGAAAAGAAAGATATCAAGTATCTAAACAAAGATTTTGGTCAGCTAAAGCAGTCGTTAATGGATTTTGCCAAGACATATTATCCAAACACATACAAAGACTTCAGTGAAGCATCTACGGGCATGATGTTCATGGAAATGGCCGCATATGTTGGAGATGTTCTTTCTTACTATATAGACTATCAGTTCAAAGAGTCTATGCTGGTAAACTCCGAAGAACGTAAGAATATAATAGATGCCGCCAAATCTATGGGATATAAGGCAAAGACTACTACTCCATCTGTAACAAGACTGGATGTATATCAACTTGTTCCATCAAAAACAAATGATGCGGGAGAGATAGTTCCGGATTTAAACTATGCCCAAATAATAAAACCTGGAATGACCGCCACCAGCGACAGTAATGTCACGTTCCTTACCAACTCTCCCGTAGATTTTACAGTAGATACCAAAAACGATCCTTTGGAAATTTCGGTATTTCAACGAAACTCGGCGGGGCAGCCTGAGTTTTTTGTATTGAAAAAAAGTGTAGATGCATTTTCGGGCCAAATAATAACAAAAACTGTATCTGTTTCTGATGCTATTCCTTTCTTAAAACTGTATTTGGATGAAACAAACGTGATTGAGGTTCTTGATGTTTATGACTCGGATGGAAATCGCTGGTATGAAACCGAATATTTGGCACAAGATCTGGTTCCGGTAGATTACGAAAATATTTATAAAAATGATATAACTTTGTCTGCCAACAGAGATACTACCCCGTTTCTGCTTAAATATCTCCGTACTTCAAAAAGATTTGTCACGGGAGTTGACGCCGATAATACTACGTTCTTGGAGTTTGGATCTGGTACAAGTATTAAAGATGACGAACTTATCGTACCAAACGCATTTACTGTAAATAAACCAACTACTTTTAGAGCAGAAAACATATCATACGATCCATCAAACTTTTTATCTTCTAAAGCTTTTGGTCAAGCACCCGCGAATACAACTCTAACAATCAGATACGTTGTTGGTGGCGGCATAACGAGCAATGTAAACGCAAACTCCATCAAAAATATATCAGCCGCTGAATTTTTTGGGGATCTTACCGAACTTGGTCTTCTGGAGTTTAATCTTACAAACTTAGTGCGAAGATCTGTGAGAGTAAATAATCCTATCCCTGCCACCGGAGGTAAAGGTGAAGAAACAAACGATGAAATTCGCAACAACGCTTTGGCATATTTTGCCGCTCAGAATAGAGCAGTTACACAAAAAGATTATCAAGTAAGAGCGTTTGCCATGCCGTCAAAATATGGCTCGATTGCCAAAGTGTATGCAGTAACAGACACACAGCTTGATATTGCCAACATACAGGCGAAACCGCAGCAGATACAAACTGGCAGTCTTGCACCTGGCACGGTAAACACCGTAGATCCAGATAAAAATAATCCTTTTGCGATCAACTTGTATATACTTTGCTATGACAACAATCAGCGTTTGATATCCTCCAACGAAGCAATCAGAAATAATCTAAAAAATTATCTAAATCAGTATAGAATGTTGACTGATAGTGTAAACATAATGGATGGATATGTTATTAACATTGGCGTCGATTTTAGTATCATAGTTTATAAAAATTATAATAAGCGTGAAGTTTTAGCTAACTGTATAACACTGGTTCAACAGTATTTCGACATCAATAACGCACAGTTCTGCCAGCCAATCAACTTAAGTAGACTGATGCTTGAGATTGCTAAAGTTGACGGCGTGCAATCTGTGACTTCTTTGAAAGTCAAAAATCTAACACTGAAGGACGGGGACTATTCTCCATACGAATATGATATATCCAAAGCCACCGTAGACAATGTGATATACCCATCCATAGATCCATCTGTTTTTGAAGTAAAATATCCAACCAAAGATATTGTAGGAAGAGTGTCATAAATATAGTCATAATATCTGGTTGGTGATTATATTTATAAAGTAAAGATATATACATGCACTACTTTTTATATCCAACTAAAGACACCTTTATAACCAACTTTCCGACCTATATATACAAAAACATGGGGTTGGATGAGATATTGGAAGTCGAAAAACGTGTTTCCGGTCAGAGTTGCTCAAGTGTGTCAACTTTTCCAGTTTTGATTTCGTATACAAGTTCAAGTATCGAGTTGCTGAATGGACCAAAATCTGCTTCATTTGATTCTGGATCAACTGATCCAAGAGCAGTATCTAGTTCGTATGTCGATGTTTCTGGACCAAATACGTTGGGTGCGGTATTGTCTCGTGCACTGCTACATTTTGATCTGTCAGAAATATCTCAATCCATTGCGGCAGGTAACATAACCAGCCCAAAGTTTTTCCTGAATCTGAAGATATGCGAATCTCAGGAAGTTCCTGTAAGATATGCTTTGGCCGCTTATCCAGTATCACAGTCTTGGGCTATGGGAACTGGATATAAGTACGATGGCGCCTCGACATCAGACGGTGCAAACTGGAAGTTTTATAGTGCGGATCAACTACAGAAGTGGTGGAATACGGGATCTCTAGTTGATTGCAGTGGTGGTGGAGTGTGGTGGCTAGACAGTGCCTCTAAAGCATCTGGTTCTGGATATGCAGAGTATCCAAACATTAGCCAGTATAATCCATTCCCAGATTGTCCAACGAGCAGTTATGTTCCTCCGGTTTCTTCTTCCATAGTTTCTACCGGATCGTATGCTTGCTACCAATACTTTGATTATCAAACATCCGACGTTCGTATGGATGTAACTCCTATTGTGAATGCTTGGTTGACCAAAGCTATACCAAACGAAGGATTCATTTTGATGCATAGCGATGAATCAAGCTCCGTCGATTATGGTAGTTTAAAGTTTTTCAGTAAAGAAACCAACACAATATATTCTCCATATCTCGATGTATGCTGGTATGATTCCACGATAAATACTGGCAGCGCAGACCCTATACAACTAAGAGACGCTGTGGTAAACATGAAAAACATGGCAAAGGAATATAAGTTTGGTTCAATCGTTCGCATGGATGTGGCGGCGAGAAAGCGTTATCCGGTAAAAACATTCACCAATAAGCTTTCTGATTATTTGCTGCCATACTACCTCCCGTCGTCAAGTTATTATCAAATCAAGGACGCCGAAAGCGAGGAGACTATATTACCATACGACGATTTCACCAGATTGAGCTTCGACGGCTATGGAAACTATTTTATGCTCGATACGGCTGGATTGCCATCTGAAAGATATTACAAGGTAGAAATACGCTCAGAACAAAGTGGCTCAGTAATGACATATACGATACCAACAACATTCAAGATTTCTAGATGAAAGCTAATCCAAATCTAACAGGATATAATCAAGCCGATGTGGAGAGTTTACTGAACGCCGGTTACATTGTTCCAAACATAGATGAGTATTCTAATCTAGTAATACAAAACACAAGCAACATGTTATACAGTTCATCCATCTCAATCGAGCTAAAGAATGTTATATATCTGCCTGTTAAGGTTGAGACAAAAATCGATCCAGTATTTTCAGAACTATGAACTTATCCGACGTACAGTATATTGTATCTTCCACATCGTCGCTTGGATATGGTTCATTCTTGAGTCGGGAAGATTTAAGTTTTTACACCGAGAATCTTACATACAAAAACTTTCCGTTCGGTCAATCCGACAAGGATTATATTCAGTTTGGAGTATATAATCTTAATGACTCGCTTATTACGTCTTCGGTATTGTATTCTGATGGCACATACACATCGCATACAGCATCATATTACGATATATTCAACCAGTTCATATCATATTCTTACAAAAAATACACCTCAGACTTTGTAATACTTGGTACAGAAACCCAGTCGCTATTTTTTGATGTCAGCAAAAATCTGAACAATCTTGGCCTGTCAGATGGAAACTATAAGATTTATATAGAACTGGGGAGAAACGTTGTAGGAAGCGAAAAAAGCAAAGATGAAAAACTTATAATCAATACCATTTCCACGAATAGAACGGAAATAGCAGTAATACCAAAAACTGTCAAGGGTACGATATCCGAAATAAACAAGAGCTTTGATATTTTTTCCAAAAGCCAAATCCAAACCAAAGATATAGCAGATAAACTATTGTTTGATATATCAAAGCCCGAAATATACAAGATATACAATGAAGTGGCGGCGCAAGATGCGACTGGATCGTATGAACTGAAGTTTAACTATAGTTTTAAGAAAGATGTAGATGTCGTTGGATTTCTTACAGACATATACTACGGAGTAAAGAAAGGAAACTATAGAAACAATGGTCAGATATCCAAAAACGATATTCTAGGAATATATGACCAGTTCAAAAACTGGATATATCAAAATTATGAATCTGGCTATACCTTTAGCGAAATAAGAGATTACTATTATAGTTTGTTTCTATATATTATCGACCAAGAACTAAACAGAATAACCAATAAAAAGCCGGATACGTACCCAAGAATCGTAGAGTTTTTACAGAAAATATTCTATAACACAATTTTTTATCCAGTAATATTTGAGTTAGAAGCCCAAAACAATATAAACCTATCTGGCTATTTCAAATATTACCTGAATATGCCTGGCAAAAAGCCAATATCAATAACCAACAAGAAAATATTGGCTTCCGGAGATCCTAGGTTTTATGACTCATTGGCTCTCAAGCTAATAGAACCGCTGCCAAGAGACGTTGATCTTTCGGCGGATGTTTGGATATCTTGCGACTTTGCATTTTTGCCGGTGATTCAAAATGTATATTACTTCACCAAGCGAGAGATCAACACCATACCACTTCGCGGTCCAAACTTTTTGATTAAAGTAGAAAACGAAGGTAACTCCACGGAAATGCTTTCGATGGAGGAGTTGATAGGCGAGACAGGAAGTTTGTATGCCGAACTTTCCACAAAAATAAAAGAAAAAAACTCTCAGCTGATAGACACAACTGATTACAGAAGTTTTTCAGACTTTATAAACTTTTCCTCGGCGGATCTTAGAATAAAAGCATTTGAAAACAAAAGAAACAGTATAGAATCCTTGTATTCCCAGATAGATGAACTCAACGAAAAGTTGTCTTCAAATCCAGATGATGCATTTTATCTCAAACAAAAACTCGAAGCTAATGCTGAAATAGACGATATAGAAGCAAAAATGGATGGCTACGAAAGATTTTTGTATGACAACCCGATGTGGTATGATGAACATACAAGAGATATAGGTGGATACACATCCGCTTCATTGTATGATAAAGAAAACGGGGGATCGCTCATCAATAATCTTCCTCAGTTTATGGTCGAAGACGCGGACAATAACGCCGATTATATCAAGTTTGTTGGCATGGTTGGCCATTTCTTTGACAATATATCATTGGCGGCAAAGCAGTTTACGGAAAAGAATAATATATCAAGTTCTCCGAACTATGGTACTTCGTTGGATATAGTTGGTAACATGCTACAATCTTTGGGATGGGATGTGGAAATATCAAAGGATAATCTTCCTCTGTTACTATCTACATTTTCAAAAACAGACTTTGACGTAGAATCTCCTTTATATTCAAAGGCAAGAAGTTTTTCGGAAGAAGAACGTAATCAGGTCATTTGGAAAAGAATACTCAACTCTCTTCCTTTCATATACAAGACGAAAGGTACGGAAACCTCTCTCAATGCGCTGATTTCTTGCTTCGGTGTACCGAAGAACATCATAAAAATAAAAGAATATGGTGGAATACAAAATGTAAGCGATCTCACTGACAAATCTCTGTATATCGTAGAAGAAGTAAAATATGAACCATATTTTAGTGGAAGTGGAGAATATTTTAAACTCGATTGGACTGGTAGTGCACAATCACTTGAGTTAAACTTCAGGTTTGACCCGGCAAAAGTTAATAATAACGGTGAAGTTTTTAGATTGGCAAACTGTTCTGACAAATGGGTGCTAGGGGTGACCAAGGAAAAGGGCAAGGATTGGGGAAGTTTATTTTTTAGCGTAAGCGGGAGTATAACAAAAACTATTTTAACAAGCAGAGCGCCTGTTTTTGATGGTAACTCATATCACGTATTGTTAAGAAGAAACAATGTGGAAGAAATATTTGGAGCAACGGCTTCGTTGAACTCTTACCCCACCAGATACGATCTATTGTTGCAAAAATCGGAAGACGATAGAATCACTTTCTATGTCAGTGCTAGCGCATTTTTCAGCGGAAGCTATAATGACACGTTTGAGGCCGGTCAATATCTATACGTCGGCAACTACAATCAAAATACTGCATCTTTTACCATAGATCCAGAAGCATTTTTTGGTAACATAGATGATATCAGAGTTTGGGAATCTCCGATATCAAACGAAAGATTTACGGCGCATACCCTTAACAGAAATGCATATGACCTAGAAACTCCGCAGCAAATGATTTCGGAGAACTTGTTTAGAATTTCATTTGAAAGACCTGTAGACCTGTATGACCCAGTTCCATACGGATTGACCTTGAATAACTTGTCCTTCAGAAAAGATTTTCCAGCTTTTGTGGCAGTCAACTTTCCACAAGTTGTGGGACCGTTGTCACAAAACACATATTGTGATCCAGCCGAAGGGCCGATGTTCCCATATCAGTTCAGCAGAAAAGAAGTAAGATTGACAATGAACTTACCGGACTATGGTTCCAATAAGTTCAGAAGCAACAAGATTAACTACGTTGAACAAGAACTACTAACTAACTTATCTTCGGAAACCAGATCGACTTACAAGATGAGTGAACTACTAAGCGTAGATGCCAACAAGCTTGGTATATTTTTCTCTCCTTCCGAAATACAGAATACCGAGATAATCAAGTTCTTTGGAGAGTTTCCGCTTGGAGATCTTATTGGAGACCCTTCGGATGTATACAAAAAATCATACGAAAAGTTTGAGAAGTTTAAACAGATATACTATAATCAAGGATTTGGAAACATAGACTTTACATTCTTCATGAACATTATTCGCTTTTACTTTGATAAAGCGATGTTCAAATATATAAGAGGGCTGATTCCAGCTAGAGCAAAGCTCGTTGATGGTATACTCATAGAACCTACCATATTAGAAAGACCAAAGCTTGAAATGAAGCCGTTGGTAAAGCAAGATATTGGTCAGAAGTCGGGAAGAATAGATGGACTCAAGAGTGTGACGGCTATACAGGATCCAAACAAGAGCGCAAGCTTGGATGTAAAATACAGAGGTTCTTCAATATACAATGATATCAACCAAGTATTTTTTCCAATAGAACAAGACCCATATGGATTCTCCGTTTATGGTGACAACGGAATCGTATATTTCAATGACGAGTTCTATAGAGCAGATGTCCTTAAGTATGTAAAGAAATACCAAGTTTATCAGGAATATATACTTCCGAACTCCCAACTTACAGAAAACGACATCATAAACGAGCAAAGAGGCAAAACCAAAACTTTACAAAAATCATATTACAAAGTTAATATGGCAAAGCTTCCGATAATAGACCGTTATCCGATGACTGCCTCATTTAATATAGGAATACCAGGCCAAACATATTTTAGTGGAAGTTTGTATTTTGACGCGGGATTGCGCGGATGGCACGATCATACAACGTTTTCTCCACATAATATTTTTGGAATAATGTCTGGGTCTTTGGAAGGGCTGGACATAAGACAAAACTCGGGATCGTTTATCATAGGAAACATATTCAATCCAGGATTGCATATTTCAGGCAGTTTTATACCAAACGGTAAATCGGTAACATATTCTGGATTTTTTGATATAGACAATGGAGTCCAGTTTTTTGAAGGCAATATATATGGAGTAAATACAGGAAACACGGTTAACGACAAGACGGTATATAATATTTACTTTATTTCCGAGGCTCCAACTGGTTCTATATTTAATAGATTCATAGAATATACTTCGGATGCGCTTTTCGGTCCTTTAGGACAAGGACTTGCTTATAGAAAAGAAGCGTCTATGCAATATTATCCAAGCAATGCCACATTGTTGAACGGATACAAGGAAAATCATTATAAGTACTCTATACAGCAGTTTTCACAAAAAGAAGTGAATAGTTATCAGAATAATCCTATTACAAATGTACAAACAAGCTTCAAATGGAAAAGAAGCAGTCAAAATAAAAAAACTACCGTTGATCCAAAAACAGGGCTATTAGATAACACGGAACCAGTTGAAACAAAAACTATATAAAAAATACGAAAAAAAGGATTGAACATATATATTTATTTAGAAAGATACCTATATGGCGTACATCAATAACGAAACAATCACTGTAGATGCAGTTCTTACAAAGAAGGGTAGAGAACTGCTCGCGGCCAAAGGTGGCCTGAATATCACATCATATGCTCTGGCCGACGACGAGATTGACTATAGCCTGTATCAGCCAAACCATCCACAAGGCTCCGCATATTACGACTTGGCTATTCGCAATACTCCCGTGTTTGAAGCATTCACGGATGAAACTCAAGTTCTAAAATATAAGTTGGTAACATTGCCAGCTGGCCAAACTTCCATTCCTGTCATTTCGCTTGGTCAGACCAGTATTTATGTTGACAAAGACTACAAAGGCGAAGTTGTCATTGTTCCAAGCACAAATCCTGTATACAATACAACTCTCGGATATACTGCTATTTTGGCCAACAAGGACGCCGGAACAGTAATCGGAGAACAGTTGCAAGCCGCTACAACAGCGACAATCCCCACATTTATTGGCGACGTTTCTTCTACTACAGCACAAGTTGCTCTTGGAATTAGATTCCGTTTTGTTCCAAATGCATCATTAACGACCACAACAAGCACAACTCTGACAGTGATTGGAAATGAAAGCGGAGGATCAGTATCTATACCTGTTACTGTAAATGTCAGAGACTAATAAAATACACATATGATTTTCAAGCAATTCGATTCCACCGACATAGTAGCAGGCAGATCTCAGCCGGTGACAACTGGCATATGGAGTGATGGCGAAACCGCTTGGTCGCAGTTTTATACCAGTAGTGCACAAACTGTACAGTCATCTTCTCAGTTTGAACCGCTAAACGGGTTGTACTATACCAACGTGTATGATTTCCCAATCGCGTCGGCCAGTTCGGATATATATTTCTCGTTGACATATGGACATTACGCTGGTTCCGGTTCGTCAACGTTTGATACCAACACTTCTCAAGGTAGTTTGATTTATCCAACAAAAGCCATATACAACCAATACAGAAACTTATTGCTGGCACCGGGAGATTCTAAGTTTTCGTTCATACGTTCCGATGGTCTTGGCAATCAAACTTCGGTTGATTCAGATTCAATATACGCGATTTCGTTCAGAGCAACAAAGTTTAAAGACAGATTGGATCCTGGTCAGTTCGAAATGACTCTGAGTGGATCTTTGGGTACAATAACCATCATCGATGATTCCAAAGATAATCCGGATACAACAGCACAAACCGGTGGCAAAAGATACAATCTGATACGAGGAACCATAGCAAATGGTGCCGCACAAACGAGAAACTATCAAGCTATCGGCTCGATGTATCCCGATTTGGGTATTGTGATACTAAATCCAGATGTATTGAAAGATTTGATTGGAACCGTAGACGGCGCATCTTTGTATGATCCAGTTAATGGTTGGGGTGGTGGATTTGCAAGAATGCAAAATGTGTTGTTCAAATCCATCCAGCTTGGAGCACAGGCATCTTCAATGAAAGCTAGAGTAACCGAGTATGTCCCCGCTCGTCATTATTTTGTTCGTGTAAAAAATCAGGAATACAACTATAGCAATAATCCAACGTTTATCATATCCGAATCTACGAGCGCAGACTATGGAAAACTAAGATTTAGTGATTTTTACACCGATCCAAAAGTGTATATCACGACTGTTGGGTTGTATAACGAAACAAACGATCTTGTTGCTGTTGCAAAGTTGAGTCAGCCTTTGCTAAAAGACTTTACCAACGAGTGTTTGATCAAGATCAAGATCGATATATAATCTGGTATAAAAAGTACCACACGAATGTGGTCAAATACTGCGGGTTATAAATATTTATCTGTATATGATAAAACAGTTCTCCGCAGGAGATATAACCATAAGACCTTTCAATACGTTTAAACGTTGGAATGTGCAGAGCATTGACTCTTCTTCTGTGGACATGTATGGGTATAATACTTATTATAAATCGTTTTGTGAAATAAACGAGGGTAGAAAATTAACGTCCATATTTTATCCATCCGGTAGTACCTATTACACCGCATCTTCCGAACCAATCAATCCATCAGGCAAATATGCCAGAAACATATACAGCCTTACGGATGCTATGTTTTACAGATCAAAAAATAATTTCACAGAGTTATTTGGAGTTGAAAGTTACGTTGCGGATAAAGTTTCAGGAAAAAAAGAAGTAAGAAACATACACGACAGAGTTGTATCCTTGGCGCTGAATCATAACTCATTTGGAGACAAAGTACGACCAAGCAGTGTTGTAATAACAGACAACTCCAATCCACACGAGTCTTATACGATTTTAGACGACGGATATACAAATCTGTATGTGAGTGGTTCTCATTTTTCAACATACACCGCGTTGGGTGGAGTAAAAAACATATATCCAAGGCCATATTGGGATACTTCGAGTGTTCAGTTTTATTTGAATTTGGAGGACGAGCTTCCTCGTACAATAGACGTTGTGTCTGCCAAAGAATACGCCAGCATTGGCATGAATGTCACGTATACAGGAACCGCGTC